AGTTGCTAACCTACGTAAGAACAACGTAGCAACATTCAATGGTATGTACAAGGGTCTAATCCACCCAGATGCTTCATACGATTTCCGTGGCGCGACTGGTGGAACAAACTGGTCAGACCCACATGTTTACTCTGATCCATCAGGTATCTACAATGGCGTAATCGGTAACTTCCAGGGCGTACAGTTCATGGAAACACCACGCGCACCATTCTTCTCTGACGGTGGAACAAACACATGGACAATCTCAACAATCACAGTATCTACAAATACTGCTTCTTTGACATCTTCAGCAGTTCACGGGCTTGCAGTTGGTGACACAGTAACAATCTCAGGCGGTACTGCTACTTCTGGTACAGGTTCAACTTCACAGGTTGGCTTCAATGCTCAGTTCACAGTTCTTGCTATTACATCAACAACAATCTTTACAGTTGACATCACAGGTAAGACAGCAACATGTAACGTAGGTACTTCACTTGCTCTTGTTGCTGCTTCAGTTGACGTTTACGGAACACTCGTAATGGGTCGCCAGGCACTTGCTAAGGCGTTCTCAACAGGTGGCGGATACGGCGAACAAGCTGTTATCGTTGACGTTCCTGTTATTGATACATTGCGTCGTTTCACAGGTATTGGTTGGAAGCACTTCGTCGGATATGCACCATTCCGTCAAGTTGCTCTTTACCGCATTGAGTCTGGTTCTTCAATCGGTCAATAACCAATAAGTTAGGGGGGTGAGATGCTTATACCTTTCTCATCTCATCCCCCGCTTTACCTTTAAGGAGTAGCAATGGCAATCTTGTTTACACCCCCATCAAGAGTGATGGTTCCGGTGGTGACTCCAAATGTTCCTAAAGAACAGCAACGCCCATTTGCCTATTTCAAACCGTCTATCCCACGCGGTATAAATGTGTGGATCAATACAAACAATGAAGTCTCTGAGACTCAACCGCCTCTATGGGAAGCGCGTACCGTAACTGATGCGAGTGGCAATATCCTCAGCGTCACCCCTGGCGTTAAACAAGTTTATTATGGTGGTCGTACTTACACGATTACGCAAAGCGAGAAGGATGTACTTGTCGCAGCAGGATACGCCGATAATATCGTTGGCTGATACAATCGCCTAATGAGAGAGGGAAATGCAATGGAGATAAACCACAACGACCACCGTTACTCAGGTGAATTTGTCGAGGGTTGTTTCGTCTGCAAAATCTCTACTATTTCTTTTGGAACAGGAACGATGCCTACACGCCATCCTGGATCCGCGCAGGTAGAAGCCCGTGAGAAGCGTTGGGCAAAAGATATGCCAGCCTACAAGCGCCTTCGTCAGCAAGGTTTGCAACCTAAGACTATTGATGGAGCAGCACATATTGAAGCAAAGGCTGAAACAAGATTTGAAGTTGAAAGTGGTCAGGTTCTTCCTGGTCAAGCAAAGAAAATTGAAACTGCTGTAAGCGCGATTGAGTCCATTACGGGCAAGAGCGTTTATAGCCCTGACACGACTCCGGTGAATCTATGACAATAGGAAATGATTGGTTAGCACAAACTCGTTCATACTTAATGAGTGGTTATGCAGAGAACCGCAACAAGTTAGCTACTGATTACACCAAAGGTGGAACGACACTTACTTTCAAATACCCACTAGAAGGAATCCGCGCTGGTTCTCGTCTTTGCATTGGAACAAATACTTTCTATGTGTGGTCAGTCGATGGTTTAACTGCTGAAGTTTCTTCTGGTGAAGATGCCTCAACTGATGCGTCTGCTCTTACAGGTTCACTCGTTCGTGTTGCACCACGCTTTACTGATGATGAGATTTGGAAGCAGTTGTCTAATGACCTTGCTGACCTATCATCACCCGCTAATGGTTTGTTTGCTATTAACGATGTTGACCTTACTTACAATGCAACTATCAATGGCTATGACCTTGGACCTGTTGCCGATCAACTTCTATCTATCTATGAAGTTAAGTACCTTACTCCTGGACCACAACTTGATAATCCACGCATCAAGACAAATGGATACCGTCTAAACCGCAATGCTATTTCTACACAGTTCCCATCAGGAATTTCTATGCAAATGTTTGAACCTGCCTACCCTGGTTACAATGTTCGCGTTGTATATCGCTCTGGATTTGTTATGCCAAGTACACCACTTGCCAATGTTTCCTCAACTGGACTTCTTCAATCGGCTTATGACTTGCCACCAATCGGTGCTGCAATTCGTTTGATGGAAGGTAGAGAAATCAAGCGTAACTTCACAGAAGGTCAGGGAGATACTCGTCGTGCTGGTGAAACACCACCAGGAGCAATTCTCCAATCCTCACGCGGTTTGATGCAAATGAGAGCGTCTCGTATTACAGCAGAAGCAGCGAAACTGGAAGCACTCTATCCAAACTTTAGGTCGTAATTGTGACTGAGAAAATTGTTAAATATGATACGCCGATTTATGACCCATCACCGGCGTTCTTCGCAGGCACAGCAACTTCAGGATTAACTCCCTGGCCTTTCCCTATTTCTCTCGGTGGTCACTACTACGGAGTGCAATGGGATTCAACAGCCATCGGTGTATGGGGAGCAAAGTTCAAGCGTACCTCTTTGCCATTACTTCGTACACAGGCAGATAACTCCAATACTCCAGGTGAGCAGTCAATCTCCCCTGAACAGTTCTGGCGCAGAAGCCAAGACACTTGGCAGTTTGGTCAAGGTCAAGTTCACTTAGACCGTTCTAACTCTGAGATTCGTCGCTATAACTACAGCAATGGAATTGATCCTTGGACTCCTTGGCAACTTAAACTTCTCAACGATGTGACCAATGTTTACTCAACAAGCAATACCGGACTTCATTGTCAGACTGTTGGTTCTTATGTTTATATCATTGACGGTGGAACTGTTAAGTTCTCAAGTGGCGCTCTATCCTCATGGACAACTGTTGCCCCATCAGGTTCTCCATCAGGGGCAGTAGATTTTACAACTGATGGTTACAACATTTGGGAAGCACGTGGTACTAGCGATGTATACACTTCAACAATAGCTGGAACTACTTCTGCTTCCTACGCTACTTCATCTAAGACAATCAACCTTGTTCGCTTCTGTAAGTCACGCCTTATGGCTGCATCTAGCGATGGCATCCTTTATAACATTATCAAATCAGGACCACTCACCGGTACAGATATTCTTCTGGATCTAACTGCTCGCAATATGCAATGGGTAGATATTGTCGGTGGTCAGTCTCAGATTTATGCAGCAGGATATTCAGGAGATAAATCCTATATCTATCGCACAGCAATCCTTGCTGATGGAACCGCTCTTGCTACTCCAATCATTGCAGGACAACTTCCTGATGGCGAGATTGTTCGTTCTCTTGGCGAATATATGGGCTATATCTTTATCGGCTCAGACCTTGGCTTTAGATTCTGTACTGTCAATTCAGATGGCTCACTCACCATCGGAGCCTTGATTAAGACCCCTGCTCCTGTCTATTGCTTTGAAGGTCAAGACCATTATGTCTGGTATGGACTTTCTAACTACGATGAGAACACAGGTTTAGGTCGCATTGACCCTACCAACTTTAATGGAACTCTTATCCCTGCCTATTCACCAGACTTGATGGTTCAGGGAACTGATGCTGCCCCTGCAACGGGAACTGTTGGTTCAGTTGGAACTTTTGGAAGCAAGCGCATTTTCAGCGTTGATGGAAAAGGAATCTACCTAGAGGCAAGTACCCCTGTTGCTTCAGGTTACTTTGTTTCAGGTGTTATCTCCTATGGAATCTCTGACCCTAAAGTGGCGATGTATGTGGATGTTAAGCATGAGCCATTGGTCGGTTCAGTAACAGTAGGAATCGTTGCCGATAGGGATGATTCAGATGTTGATATTGAGAATACAAATACTATCGGAATATCAAATACCGCAGGAAGCGTATCCCCTGCCTATGCTTTTCCTGCCGGTCAGCTCAAAGGTGAAAACTTTCAGATTGTTCTTAAATTAACTTCTAATGGAACCGCAAGCCCAGTTGTTACTCGCTGGACTCTACGCTCTTATCCAACCCCTGTCCGTACAGCCCAATGGGATGTTCCTATTATGATTTACCCAACCGTAACTCTTGGAGATAAAGACTGGGATCAAGATTCAGATGCCGAACTTGACTACCTCTTTGGACTTCACCAAAGCCAAGATGTAGTAACACTTCAGGTTTCTGACAACTCCTACCAAGTGGTGATGTATGATTACCAATGGTTGCCTGATGCCGTAGATATTCACGGCAAAGTACGCGGAATGTTCTATGCACAACTTAGAGAGATAGTAGGTTAATAATGGCTCGTCGTGAATACCAAGGTGCTGCTGTACCTACCACAATTACTTCTTCCATCACCAACTCGGCAACGAGCCTGACTCTAGCGGCTTCGACTAACTGGCCCACAGGTTTATTTAGTGCCGTCATTGATCCAGGACTAGCAGGTGAAGAAAAGATTCTTTGTACCTCTCGTTCAGGAACAACCGTCACTATCACCACTCGCGGTTATGATGGAACTGCCGCTGCTTCACACAACGCTGGAGCAATTATCTATCCCGTTCCAACCGCTGTTGACTTTGATGAAGCCAATGCGCTCATCAACACTCCTACCACTAAGGGCGATATTCTTGCTGCAACAGGCGCAGGAGCAATGGCTCGTACAGCCGTAGGTGCAAACACAACAGTATTAACTGCTGATTCAACTCAAACTAATGGAGTTAAATGGGCAGCACCCGTACCAACAACTACCAAGGGTGACCTTGCAACATTCGATACCGCTTCCCAACGCCTTGCAGTCGGCGCAGATGGCACAACACTCGTTGCCAACTCTTCTACTGCTACTGGTTTGTCATACCAACCTTTGAACTCAGCCGGTAAAAACGCCATCATCAACGGCGGCATGGATATTTGGCAGCGTGGTACGTCATTTTCTCTAGCAGCATCAACAGGAACTACCTATACGGCGGACCGCTGGTGTACTCAGTCTGGTGCAAACCAAGCAATAACAATTTCCCGTCAGGCGACTGCCGATACAACAAATTTACCTAACATCCAATACTGTCTACGCTACCAACGAAATTCAGGTCAAACCGGAATTGGAATTTTTTCATTATTGAATAATCTTGAAACTGCTAACTCAATTTCTTTTACTGGTAAACAAGTAACAGTTTCGTTCTATGCAAGAGCTGGAGCCAATTATTCTTCGGCAGGTAGCATCCTGTCGTTTTCACTTATAACCGGAACCGGAACTGACCAAAATGCGTTTGCTGGTTTTACCGGACAGGCTCCCGCAATAGGACAATCTTCTATGCTAACAACAACTTGGCAACGGTTCTCTTATTCGGCAACGCTGGCAACTTCCGTGACGCAACTAGCACTTGATTTCGCCTACACCCCAGTCGGAACAGCCGGAGCTAACGATTACTTTGAAGTAACAGGCGTTCAACTAGAACTCGGTTCTGTTGCAACTACCTTCTCAAGAGCCGGTGGAACACTCCAAGGAGAGTTAGCCAACTGTCAGAGGTATTTGCCAGCCGTATCAGGAAATAACAATGCTTTTCTTGGTTTTGCAATATCCGCAACTCAGGCTTTGGTTTATATTCCAGCTTCAACCGTTGCCAGAACAACTGGAACTGGTGTAACTGTTTCAACATTGAGCAACTTCACTTTATACAATCAAGCATTGGCAACCGGTACACCAACCGCAATCGCTTTTCAATCAGCTGGACCAAACAGTTTGGTGGTTCTTACAACAACGACCGCTGCATCTCCAACTATAGTGGCAGGACAACCAGTACAATTCGTCATAAACAACTCAGCAGGTTCAATCCTCGAAACTGGAGTGGAACTCTAATGCAAATTTACAAGAATACAGATGGCGTTGATTGCGTTCTTATTGTCAATGAAGATGGTTCTAGTTGGTCAGGACTGAAATCAGTCTACGACGCTCAACAGGCTAACTCGACACCGAGTGTTGCTCCCGTAGTTTAGTGCTAGGCTCCTTGTATGGAGCAGTTAATACCACTTGATGAGATTCACCGCCAGCTGAAAAATCGTTATGATACTTCAGGATTTTCGCCTTATGTAATTAGGACTGATTGGCAGATTATCCGTAGGATAGGCGTTCACCCTGCCATAGCCACAGTACAAGACTTAGAAAAAGTAGTTCTCTTGGCTACTAAACAATCTACCAAGGCTAACTATGTTTCTCGTTTACGATCTATTTATAAACATTTGAATAAAATGAATCTTATTAACGGAAATGATCCAGCAGCAGACCTTCCTAATGTTAAAGCTGGTAGGGGAGTTCCTAAGCCAGTTACAAAGGCAGAATTTGAAAAGTTATTAACTGAATCTACACAGCCCTACCGAGATTGGTTTATATTGGGCGGTCTTGTCGGGCTTCGCGCTATGGAAGTAGCAAAGATTAAGGGTTCAGACCTTATTGAAGAAGAAGGCGGTTACTCCCTTCAAGTAGTTGGCAAAGGAAATACAGATTTAATAATTCCTATTTCTAGCAAAGCAGCAGATGTAATTAAATCTCATAATACCCTTGGAAGATTATGGATTGTTGACCCCAATAAGTTTTCTTCTAGGGCAGCCAATGAAATGCGCCGGATACTTGGTCCAAACGCAAAACATTTTCATAGTCTTAGGCATTATTTTGCAACAGTAATGCTAGAAAAATCAGGTGGAGATTTGATAGCAGTTAAAGAGTTGATGCGCCATTCAAGCGTTGCTACCACTCAGGTTTATACACAGTTATCTCAAGGAAGGACACGTTCTCTTGTAAATATGATAGAGTAATGTACACTTTACCTATAATGTAATCCATAACCGTAAAGGCGCAACCATGACAAAATCAGATTTAGCAACAATCGTATATTCATACTTTTTTGTCATTGCTGGAGTATTAGCTGGAGTCGGCATCATAGCCAAACACTCGATTCAAAAGCATACGGAAGAATTGAAGGATAAGTTGAACCGTATCGAGTATGCGTTGTATAACGATGGCAAAACTGGTTTGATCAACAAGGTTGAAGAATTGCTAGAAAATCAACAGGCAATTAAAGTGGATGTAGAAGTAATGAAAGCCAAGTCAGAGCGATGAGTTATCAGCCCCGAATTGGCGATTACGGGGTAGTCAAAACTAACGGATGGCTAGGACTGATAATCCGCATAGGAACAGTCAGCAGATGGAACCACGCTTTCATTTACATAGGCGATGGAAAGATAGTAGAAGCAAATCCTAAAGGCGTAGAAGTATCTGAACTTCGCTATGAAAAAGTAGCATGGAATAACCATGAAGAATTAACTGATGAACAACGGGAGAAGATTACACAACTCTCTCTGGATCAAGTAGGTCGTGGCTACAGTTTCCTCACTATTGCCCTGATTATCCTTCGCATTTTAGGCATGAAGGTTCTTGCTAACTCTAAGTTTCTTTTGAAAGCAGCTGAGAAAGATGGCTACATTTGTTCTGAACTTGTTTCAGAAGTTTATATGAACGCCGGAGTTAATCTACTTCCCCACAAACCAGACTATACTACTGTTCCAGGTGACCTAGCAGAGAGACTCATATACCTATGACAACCCTTAGACTTATCAACGATAACAATATTCCTGAAGCAGATTTTCAGACTCTCATCAAGGGAGTTCAGCAATATGCAATCATGGTGACAAAAGCATGGGGCATTAACAATGTTGCTGTAACGGGTGGTGGAACTCCCCTAGATGGCGATTGGCTTATCTATCTGACTGAAAAGAATAAACACCTTGGCGCTGCTGGTTATCACACAGTTAAGAATGGCGTTCCTATCGCCTATTGCTCGCTTAAAAATTCTTACTACACATTTGGTCGCTATTCCAAGGCTCTTGTTATTAAAGGCAAGACAATTCATGGGGCTACCTATCGCGCTGGATTGCTCGCAACTATTTGTCATGAAGTTGCAGAGATGCTTTGTGACCCATTTATCAAGACTGTTTCAGCGGTGGATAGCACAGGCAAGAAGTGGCTTGTTGAAGTTGGGGATCATGTATTTGGTTCATTCAAACTCATGGTGATTGATGGACAGAACTGTATCTTCCCTGACTGCACCACTCCTGCTTTCTATGACTTGAATGGCAAGGCTCCGTTCTCTATCTTCGGCGCTGCAACTGCACCATTCACAATGACTCCTGCTGGTTATGCGTATTACATGGATGCCACAGGAAAATTGATTAAGATATGAAATCTCTAGGCATTAACTTCACCCCTGGTCGTGGCGGTCACAAGATTCGCCTTATCGTTATTCATACGATGGAGTGTGGCGAGACTACCGGCAAGGCTAAACAAGTTCTCAAATGGTTTATGGGTAAGACTAGCCCCAAGGCTAGCGCCCATTACATGACCGATAACAAGGAAGTTTTTCAACTTATATCCGATGATGATACGGCGTGGGCGGTTGATGATTATGAACTTAACCAACAGTCCATCTCGATTGAACTAGCCGGAAGCGCTTCCCAGACACCTGCTCAATGGTCAGATTCCTACTCCGCATCTGAACTTGATGTAGTTGCCAAACTCGCTTCTGAGCTAGCAAAGAAGTATGCTATCCCTGTCATTAAACTTTCTCCTGCTGATATTATCGCTGGCAAGTCCGGTTTTTGCGGTCATGCCGATATAACGGTAGCCAAGAAAGTCAAGGGCGGTCACTCGGATCCAGGGAAGTCTTTCCCTTGGGTAACATTCCTATCAAAAATCTAGGAGACACATGAAGATTAACAAGGCAATTCTTTTCTCATACGGCAAGTACCTAGCAACTTCCTTCGGTACGGCAGTCGTTATTAGTTACGGCAATACGCATAAGGTCGGATTGAATGACCTCAAGTGGGCTGGTATCTCAGTCATTGCTTCAGTTATCCCAGTCGTTCGCAACTACTTCAACAAGAAATACCCTGGCTATGGCAAGATTATTGACCAAGTAGCCACCGATATAACCAATTCTCTACCCACCGAGACAAAGGCATAAGGTACAATTCGTGTCGACAGTATTAGGATTAGTCTTTACGGCTGATGCAGAAATCACTAAAGCAGAACCTCAAGTAGAAGAACAAACTAAGGAGCAAGAATGACTGTAGGACTAGCCGCTACAACCCTAGCGAATAACTGGCTGAATATGCTTCGCGCTACAGCATTTACTGCTCCAGCCGCAACATATATCAAACTTCATACCGCTGATCCAGGAGCCGCCGGTACTACTGCGCCTTCTGCTGTAACCACTCGTGCATCTGCAACTTTCTCAGCTGCATCTGCCGGAGCAATCGCGCTATCAAACTCACCATCTTTCACCATGACAACAACAGAAACCATTTCTCACATCTCAGTTTGGGATGCGTCAAGTGCTGGTAACTTCTTGTGGTCTGCTGCACTTACAACTTCTAAGTCAGTTGTGAACACCGATACACTCACATTTACAACCCTTGGTGTTTCACTAACTCCAATCGCAGCGTAAGGGGTCTAACACATGGCTCGTTATGCCGCTGGCTTTTCAGTTGCAGGTGTGAATACTGCTAATACGCAGACAGCAAACCTTACTAACACAGGTACTACTCAGCGCCTTCGTGTTTTGCAAATTGCCGTAGGCGTTGCAGTCGCACCTTCTACTGCTCCATCGTTTTATATTTCCCGTGCAACTGCTCGCGGAACTCAGTCAACAACTGTTGCTGCACTTCCATTTGATACAAACGATGCTGCTGCACTAGGAACGATTGATACTGCTTGGTCTGTTGCACCTACATTCTCAACAACTGCACAACTTGTTCGTGGTGGTTTATCTACAACTGCCGGTGGTTGGTGGGTGTGGGATTTCCGTGATTCTCCATTGATCGTACCCCCTACTGCTGCATCTGGATTAGTTCTTGCCAATGCCAACGCATCGGGTGGAACGACAGGAACATTTACGGGTCACTTCATCTGGGAAGAATAACCTCAGATGGCACAGCCATTCTTATTCCTAACAACTCAGGTAGCATCACCTAGCACTCAGCTAGGTGGTGTTTCCCATTTAGGAAACCCTGCAAATACAGTTCTGCTTTCAGGAACTTCGCAGGGAATGGCTGTTGATGATTTATCTAGCGCTTTTGGTTATTCATCTAAAGTCTTATCGTATGACACGGGCTTTTATCAAAATGGCAACCCATTCTATTTAGGTTCAACGAGTGTTGCCTATACTGCTGATGTAAGCGTACCGATAACTGTCACTCTTACTGCTGATGCAACAGTAACAAGAAACGCAGTTTCTACTACTGCTATTACTACGGCAGTATCAGCGATTGCTTTACTTGCCACTTTAATATCATCTACTTCATCATTCGCAGCAACTCTTACTGCCGATGGAACTGTTACAAGGCAAGCCCAAGTAAATGCAACAACAGTAACCGCATCTTTATCAGCTGACGCACAGCACAATGACTTTGGTTCTACTTCAACAGCGGTAACAGTTACTTTAACTGCCGATGGAATAAAGACTCAATTTGTTTCAGCAACAACTACTGAGACTGCAACGCTGACTGCTAGTGCTGGTAATGCAACTAGCGTTAGCGCATCAACTCCCGTAACTGCAACGCTGACTGCCACAGCAACCAATGTTAAATTTATTGATTCAAGTACAGCGGTTACTGCAACTCTTACCGCAAATGCCAGCCATGCAACCTTTGCTGGATCAACAAGCCCTATTACGGCAACCCTTACTGCCGATGCTTCTCATACAGTCAATGCTCAGGCATCAACGCCAGTTACGGCTACTTTAACTTCTGCTGCATCAAGCAATCAAAGTCTTGCTGCATCAAGAACTATCACGGCAACCCTTACCGCTGATGGAACTAAGGCAAAACTCGTTGATGCACAAACAACTGGTACTGCAACCCTTACTGCAACAGCAAGGCAAGGCTACGCATTAGATTCAGCAACGGCTATTACTGCTGGTTTAACTGCTGATTCTAAGACGGATCAAAAGTTAGCAAGCACTACAGCAATAACAGCAGGGCTTACAGCGCAAGCAACGGTTCCTGCTTTTATCAGCGCACAAACTACAATCAGCGCTGGTCTTACCGCCGGAGCCAAACTATCTACAGATATTGTTTACTACGGCCAGGTACTACCGCGCCGTTGGTATGGCGAAGTCTCAGTTACCCCTACATACGCCGTAGTAGCCTCTGAGCGCAACTGGGAAGGCGTACTCCTTACTAAGCGATGGGGAGATGGTATTCTTACCGATAGACTTACGTTCGGTGAACTATCCGACAAGCGATGGAAGGCTCAAGTTCAATGACAAATATCTACCCACGCGAGAGTGTTGAGTTTCAACCTGTCCTTGTTACCCTTGATAATGTATCGGTGACTTCCAATGTACAGATTGCTGTCTTGAAACCCACAGACCGCCCTGTAGAAGCTGACTGGGCTAATGCCACAGTTCTCAATGGTGAAGTGGGATTCCTTACTGGAACCTACACTTATGGCACTTGGAATGTATGGGCAAGAGTCGTAGGTTCGCCAGAAGAACCTGTAATAAATTGCGGTTCAATACAAATATCCTGACCATAATCTGTTAGGCTAGCCCCAAGTTACTAGAAGGGTAATTTGATGGGCTTATTAGATGATCTAAATAATGCAGACAATTTTGTACATTCCTCTAGGGGTAAATGTACATTTTGTACATTTCTAGAGACACTCCCTAAACCTGAAAGCGAAGCACTTAAACTTCGGGTTGCAGACAAGAACATCACCAGCGCAGCGTTGGGTCGCGTACTTAAAGCCAATGGACACGATATAAGTGAAGGCGTTATCTCTCGCCATAGACGGGGGGATTGTCGTGGGGCTTGAAGAAGATTTAGAGAAATTAGAAAAAGAAAATGATCCAGAGATTGTAGAACTGCGTAAAGCACTTAACAACGCACAGAAGCAATTATCTAAAGCGAAGATACGCAATGACGAATTGGTTATTGCAACCCACCGTGGAGCGTATGAAGCAATGCTTGCGCTCGGTAAAGTTCAGCCAGTTGCAGCACCGAAAAAAGACGCTCGCAAAACAAACGCCGAAGTTGCACTTGTCCACTCGACGGACTGGCAAGGGGCAAAGGTAACTACTTCCTATAACTCAGAAGTAATGCGTACCCGTGTGCTGCAATTCGCTGACAAGATTGTCCACCTTACTGAATTACAAAGAGCGCATCACCCTGTACGGGAGTGCGTTGTTATGTTTGGTGGGGATTTAGTTGAGGGTCTGTTCAATTATCCAGCGCAACTCTGGCAGATTGATGCTTCACTCTTTGGTCAATTCACCAATGTATCTCGCCTATGCGTGGACTTTGTTCGCGTGATGCTGGCAAACTTTGAAAAGGTAACTGTCGTTGCTGAGTGGGGAAATCACGGGCGTATCGGTGGCAAGCGAGCTGAAGTTCCTAAGAGTGACAATGTGGATCGAATGGTCTATGAAATGTCGCGTCAGATTCTTGCTAATGAGAAGCGACTTACTTGGGAAGATTGCCCTGAAGATATACAGGAAGTAGAAGTAGGTAACTACCGCGCACTACTGATGCACGGTGACGAACTTGGTCGCTCAGGTTTTGCATCTCCTGCTGCATGGATTGCTGGTGCTAACCGCTGGAAAGCCGGAGCGCACGACTACGATTTCCATGATATTTATTTGGGTCACTATCACCGCCACGCACAAGAGCCAATTCAAAAGAACTTTAATTTGTATTGGACTGGTTCTACTGAGTCAGATAACCGCTACGCAAGAGACTCTATGGCTGCAAGTGGTATGCCTAGCCAAAGACTTCACTTCGTTGATCCAGTAAAGGGTCGAGTTACTGCTCAATACCAAGTCTGGCTTGATTAAATATATTGCTCAAAAGTCTTAAAGGGTGCGCTAGTGCCGCTGTCATTTTCTTCAGCAATTTCCATTGCTCGTTGAGTATCAGCACCAGCACGAAGCGCACCTGTAGCAAAATCTGAACCGCTTCCGATTGCATAGATGCCATGCGCTTGAACTGTCACGGTGAACTGTCCATCTATTTCAAATAATTTTCCACATATTGCAACGATAAGAGCCAAATCCATTGGACTTTCTTTACCCTCTTTATCTGAATCTAAAGCAATCTTATTATCATCTAAGCATTGACGAAGTGATGGCACAACCTTTGCAATAACAAATGCGTATAGGTCAGCTTTATCTTTGACTGTTGGAGTAGGTGGATTCCATACATGGAGCGCCACTTGGATAGCGCGTAAGTCACCAGCGCCAGCGATAATGTAATTACCCTTTTGAATAATCTTGGTCATGCGCGGATCAGTATAGATTTTACCGTCAGCAGTAATCCTGGAATCAGCTACGATAATTACTCCATTATCTAACTGCACAGCAATGCAGGTTGTCATTCCTCAAAGTCCTCTGGCAATACCGTATTAAGATTCATCACAGTTACATCAATATCATTGGCTTTCATAATTTCAATAGACTCTTTGAACAAAGCTATTGCTCGGTTGCACAAATCATCCATCGCATCGGGATAAGAAAGTTCGGTGGAAATATTGATAATCAAGCCACCTATTTGAATCTCTGTCGCTGAATATGCCATGACCCAATCCTCTCACGGGGCAGCGCGACACGCCGGTTGGGGGTCAATACGCTTCAGGTATTGACACCATAGATTACGAGCCTTAAGGTACGCATACACGGGCAATTAGAAGCCCCAAACGAAAGGTAAGAAGATGGCTGAAAAAGGCTTAGTCCTCAAGGCAGACCAAGATTATTGGTCAGACTCACAGTTAGCAGCACTCTCACAGTTAGGCATCCAGAAGGCATCTAAAGGCGATTTACAGGTGTTCTTCCACCAAGCACAGCGCACCGGACTTGATCCGTTCGCTCGTCAGATTTATATGATTGAACGCTCTGGCCGTCAGACAATTCAAACTTCCATTGATGGGCTACGCATCGTGGCTCAACGCTCCAACAATTACGGTGGTCAGACCCAAGCTGAATGGTGCGGGGATGATGGAGTTTGGAAAGATGTATGGCTAGCCAAAGTCAATCCTGTTGCTGCACGAGTCGGCGTTTACTACAAGGATTCACCACACGCAACTTACGCTGTTGCCAAGTGGGATTCATACGCAGTCACCACTTCTCCTATTTGGAAGAAGATGCCTGACCTTATGCTTGCTAAGTGTGCTGAAGCATTGGCACTTCGCAAGGCTTTCCCTAATGACCTATCAGGTCTTTATACCAATGATGAGATGGCGCAAGCTGACCATCAAATCAAAGCCGAAGCACCTAAGACAACAGCGGTTAAGCCAGCAGAGTTGGCTGAAGCAGAAGTTGTTCCTGAGTTCACAGAAGCAGATGTAACTGAAGTAACTGCCATCATCGCATCAATTCTTTGGATTAATGATTTGGATGAACTTCGCACTATCTGGTCAGACAACAAGCCATTTCTTGAATGTACCGGAGTCACCGGAGTTACTTTGAAGGATGCAATCAGCGCCCGTGTTGCAGAAGTAAAGGCAGCACAATGAACGGAGATACTCTTGCAAACAACGGAACTAAAGCAGCACTATTCGCCAAAGTCGAATGGTCAGCAAAGGCAAATCAATGGTTTGAATTCCTTAGTATCGGAGAGCGTTTTAGTTCAGAGGATCTCATTTACTCAATCGGATTGCCAGCAACAGGTGTCAATTCAAATAACGCAGTCGGTGCAAAGATTCGCCAATGGTCACACGCTAAGCAAATTGAGCGCGTTGGTTTTGTTAAAGCATCGCGCATCGAATCACACGCTCGCATGATATTCATTTGGGAGAAAAAATAATGCAAAAGACAGTAGTTCATCGTAAAGGTAAGTACACCTTCTTTCGTGGAATCAACACCAAGCAATTCTCTATCGGCATTTGGACTGATAAGACTTGCCTAGCCATTGATTTTGGAATTATTTGGTTCGCGATTGCGTGGAACTAATGGCTGAAGATACTTCGGTCTATCTTTACAAGTTGCTAAGTGGTGCGCTGACTGCAACAGATAGTCAGCGTGACCGCTCTAAGCAAAAGGAGATTGGACCATCACAACTGGGTGGATGTAAGCGTCAGGTTTACTATCAGCTCACCGAGACACCAGAAATCCAGGAGACAGAGAAGTTGCCATCTATTTTGGGAACTTTTATCCACTCTGGAATTGCTGAAGCGATGAAGCGAGAAGATCCATTTGGTGATAACTTCCTCATCGAACAAGCATTTGAAGGACACGGTATGCCATCGCATACTGACCTTTATATACGCGATAAGCAACTCGTAGTGGATTGGAAAACAACCACTAAGGCAAGCCTTCGTTACTTCCCAAGTGAACAGCAAGTATGGCAAGCGCAGGTTTACGCTCATATCCTCAAAGATTCGGGCGAGAATCCATTGACAGTCGCACTTGTAGCAATTCCGCGGGATGGAAAGATGGCTGATATTGCAGTCCACTCCGAGCCTTATGATCCAGTTAAAGCGCAAGCAGCGTTAGCGTGGCTGGAAGAAGTTAAAGACTCAGTAGCCAAAGAGGAAATCCCCGCCCCTGAAAAACCAAAACACTTCTGCAAAATGTATTGCAGTTGGTACTCAGAGGAAGAAGGAGTGGGATGCAGTTCTATGAGACGAGCTTAAATACTGAGAAGGCTAATTGCGTTAATGAAGATCCAAATATCTTTTTCGATATTGAAGAAGATGGATTGACTGCAAAGAACCTTAAAGTATTTGATGCAATGGTTCGCCCTATATGTGGCTCTTGTCCTATATGGGCAGATTGTCTGAATTGGGCAGTTACCAATAAAGAACCTGCCGGAGTATGGGGTGGGCTAACTACAGTCGAGCGACAGTCTCTTAACGATAGGCGCATGAGTGGACAGAGAGCCAAAGCATTTCAAGCACTAGGCAGGTTTGGAATCACTCCACAAGAAATCAGAGCAGCAGCAAAGGAAAGGAAAAAGAAATGAGAAGGGAATGTTTGTGCTTTAGGAACTACAAATGTTTATCGTGTGAGTATCAAGAGGATCGAAAATTAGCAATAGCTGAGAATCGAGCCATCATTCGCAAGGTAGCGCAATGTGGAACTAGGGCTGGATATAACCGTCACTTGAAACTTGGTGAGCCTACTTGCCAAGATTGTAAAGATGCTCAGAAGATTGCAGTTCAACAATGGAAACGAGAGAAAGCCCTGGTATGACTATTGACGACTTCGGGAGATTCTGGAATATCTACCCACGGCGCTCATCGGTAGTGGCTACTCGCCAAGCATGGGAGCAAGCAATCTTCCACGCTGATCCAGAAATCATTATCGAATCAGCGCAAGCCTATGCCAATGATAAGAACCGAGACGAGGAATTTACCCTCTCATCGGCTCGCTGGTTGGCTGAACAACGCTGGTTAGATTCCCCTTTGCCCCCACGCAAAATGACTCCTGAAGAACTCAAGAAGAAGGAGTTAGCCGAAGCCCAGGAGATACGCGAAAAAGAGCGCCAGAGGTCACTAGAGGCTGCGAGAGAGGATGCCGATAGAAAGGCTAAGGCAGTACCCCTAGACCCTGAAATCAAGCGTCAGCTACTTGAGAAGTGGGCGCGTAATGTGTACCCTAGACCGTAATGCTTACGATATAAGGAGTGATGTATGACACTTGTTCCACCACAGGCGCTCATGCCTGGAGATTCCATCGTTATTGGCAACCAAGTTTTGACCGTCAAGGTCGTAGATGGACCCGATCATTTGGAAACTTATGACCTATATCTCACGGGTGCTGGTGGCGATTGCCACAAGATTGTCCGTGATGCTGTAGAAATAGTCCATGAGTAAAGCGAAAGCAAAAGGTACTTCAGCGGAATCAGCCTTTGTAGGCAACAAGCGCGTCAAGGAATCATTCCCTATGGTCGAACGCAGAGCCTTATCCGGCGCTTTGGATCAAGGGGATGTTTCCGGCGCGGTTGGTTTGGTATTTGAAATTAAGAATCACAAGACTTATAAGTTTCCTGAATGGTTAAAAGAAACTGAAGTGGAGAGAGTTAATGCGAAAGCTTCATTTGGAGTTCTGGTTGTTAAACCTAACGGTGTTGGTCTTGGTTCTGTCGAGAACTGGTGGGCGGTAATGACTGTCGGCCAGATATTAGATTTATTGCGTGAAGCAGGATACGGCGATTCTATTGACACAAAGGAATCAAGGGAATAGATTACGGTCTGAAGGAGATAGTCTCCACGAAAGGGTGTATCAAATGCAATGTGTATGGTGCGGAACTAAAGGTGGATTTGTAAACAATCTTGTTATTCACTTAACTTTTATTGGCGATAAAGCTCATGGAATTACCGAGTGTTCTTGGTGCATGAAGGCAACAACATTTGCCGGAACAAAGGAGCAATCAGAATGAAAGACCCACAGTATTTGTCCGGTGATCCAGCAGCACTTGAAACAGAAGTAGATGATGAACAAGAAAGCACAGATTTTTGGGATGCTGTTGATGCTGCTTATGATTTAGCAATGGAGAAGTAATGACTTTGTTTTGGTGTTCTGATTGTTATGAAAGCACAGAAGTAGAAATTAAGAACTTAACTAAAGTTTCTTTTAAGTGTGGTAATTGCGAAGTTATTAACTACAAGTACGAAACAAGTAAATAGATTTTGAATAGTGGCGTTAAAGCGGGCTTTCATAGTCACGCACTTTCACCGCTAAGTTTGGTCATAATGGCTCCCTTGCCTAGCCAATACTGCGTCACTATTCATTCCAACGAGAGAGGTTAAGAAATGGTAGATATATTGTTAGGAGCGTTCCTAGCTGGAATTGTTATCTTAGGTGGCGCTTATGGATTGGTTATCGTGTCCAAGGCACGCGCTGGTTATTACAAGACTGATGGTTGCGATTGTAAATGTGACTGTTAACAATTAATTAAGATTCTGCTTAGGGAAACCTAACGGAAAACGACCTGGGCAAGTCTATGTAAACTGCCCACCTATTTGAAAGGAATCAAATGCCACTTTATGAATATCGGTGTCCTGAATGTGGGATCCAGAGGGAAGTAGAACACCCAATGACTCACTCAGAGACAGTTATGTGTATGCCGTGTAATGCAAGTATGAATAAGATATTCGTACCTATAGCAAATATCAATGTGAAAGGAATGTCAGCTCGATGAAACCAGAGAAGAAGCCAGACCCAAGAGTATTAGGACCAGAGATTAACTCGCTTATGCTGTATATGCACAACCGAGTAGCGGAGAATATCGTAAGTCTTATCCAAACCGAAATACTAAATTTTGTAGAATTACCACTCGATCTCACGCCTGAACAAGCGTACACACGCGGATTGCAACACGCCCGCGATATAGCAAAGGCACAAATCAAGGACTCAATAACGCTAAAATAATCCCTTGTCCATAACCAACACCTTTAAGGGGGAAATCATGGATGATTCAAAAGTTATTTATTGTAAGTGTGGCGCTCAGCGATGGGCAGACAACGAGTGCGAAGTCTGTAAGAAGGTGAGCAAGGAGTAGGCGATTCGCCTAAAACGCAAAGCCCTTTTAATTGCCTTTATGGTAGGGATTTTGCACATTGTACCAGCACAAGCGGCAATGGCTCCGGTGCATAAGCAAGTTCATTTGTTAATGCTTCCCGAAACTTTCGCCAAGATTAAAGTTCTGGATCAATGGAATAGCACTCAAGAATTCAAATGCTTATACCAAATGTGGAACCGTGAAAGCCATTGGAACCCAAGAGCATTGAATAAAAGCTCAGGAGCTTTTGGAATTCCTCAATTTTTGCCCGCGACTTGGGGCAATTACAAGTTTCCATACAAGCCTAAGACTGCAAATGTGCAAATTAAGGCAGGATTGCGATACATTACGAAGCGTTACGGAAGCCCGTGTAAAGCGTGGAATTTCTGGCAACGCCACTATTGGTACTGAAAGGTAAATATGAAAAAGAATAATTTAGAGATAACTGGCAACATAGGCAAAGATCCAAAACTTACATTCACGAAAACAAACAATAAGGCTATTGCTTCATTCTCTCTCGCTGTTTCACAAAGCAGGAAAGATGGAGATTCCTGGGTTGAACTTAAACCTTTATGGCTGCAAGTAAAATTCTTTGGTGAGTTAGCAGAAAAAATTTGCGATACTTATGCCAAAGGTGAGACTGTTCTCATCACCGGCAAGCTCGCACAGTCCGAGTATGAATCAAATGGAGAAATAAAAACTTCTCTGGATCTCATCGGTAACACGATTGAAAAAGTTGAGCGCACTACTTCAGCTCAATTTATTTCAGCAGAATCCCCTAGTAATGGATTGCCTAATCAAAGTGAGAAAGCACCCTTCTAATGAGTGAAGAACTATGGTCAGCTAAGCAGGTGATTGAGTACCTTGGAGTGAACCTAAATAATTTGCGGCAAATGCAATATCGTGGCGCAATTAAATGGGTGAAAAAAATAGGAAAAGAAGTGTACTACCTGGCTGATGATGTACGCGCTTATAAAAAGAAGCGTGATGAGCGTAACCAAGAGTAGCCTTTACTCTATGGTATTAACTAACGGCGAAGAAACGCTGGCTGATCTCGATGAGACGCTGGCGCTTCTTGCTGTTGATTTGAAAACAGATGAATACGGCAATCGAATGAATTGGAAAAAACGCGAAGAACTGATTTGGAATATAAATAACCTTTTAGATGCAAGGTTAGAGCTGATGAATTCCGTCAGGGCGGTAAAGAATTAACACGAAATAAAAAAACCGCCCCGTAATTTCTACAGGGCGGTGAAGAATTCTAATAATTTGCTTCAGGGTGGTAACGAATTATCCTGACCGATTGAGTCCGTGCGTTGCTACGATCTGAAAATTCTGGACCGTTTTACTTTTTAGTCAGTTTTGTCTAATCTTTACGGTTAGACATTTTTCCGTTTTTTGTCTAATTTTAATCTATGTCTGGATCGTAGCTCACTCCGCAATTAGGGCAAGCGATAACAAGCATTACCCCCGCCCCGTATTGGTCAATAGATAAGGTCACCGGCGCGGTACAGTCGTCGCAAGTGGGATCGGCTATAAATTCTCGTTTCATAACTTTATTCCTTTCCGCATTGGCTAGCGCATAGATCGCAAATTTTCGCGCCATCGTCTAACGCCTTATCACAGTTGCAATTCTCGCAATGGCAATGGTCCGGAGAATAACAGTTACAATAAGCGCCGTCCGTGTAGCAGCGCCACTCACCGCTTAGCCAGGTACGGTAACCATAATTCCCCGCCGTGTCGGTGTAACGCTCATCATCGCCTAACGTTACCGTTTCACCATTACCGGCGATCTTCTCTAATTCTTGCGTGTAGCTTTCCATTACTTACCCCTAATCTAGTTTAATTCTGCCCCTATTGGCAGACCATAACCCCCGCGCTAACGGGGGTTACAGACCGCTAAGAGAGGGTTATTCAACGTATTTCATAGGCATTAGGAGAGCGCGCCAGGCAATAGCGTCGCCGGTTATTCTCACGCGCATAGGCTTATTCTCACCGTTAAAATAGACCTTCACCGCGTTACCCTTACCGGCTATTTTCGCATAATCGGCCATAAACGCCGGATTAAACGCCATTCCCTCAACGGCTACCGGGTCGCTTTCACTATTGGCAAGTAGGTCATTCATAGGCGGGTAATTAACGTCTAATAGGGCCACGGTGAGGGAATCACCAAGCGAGCTAACACTAAGCGCATTACCGGCGCGGGTAAGGTTAATTAAATTGGCCTTATGAGACTTTACTAGTGCAATTATGCGCTTAGTATCGTCTAACGAGATAACTGCCGGATCTAAATTACCGTCTAGGGATTTAATAGACCCCTCAATTAGGCGGTATCTATCTGTAGCGCGGGCAATAAATAAGCCGCCATTACTCTCTATCTGTACCGCGTTAAGCGTGTATAAATTCTTATCCTTGCTAGCGTGAGTAATTACTCCCTCAAGTAATTCTAAGAGATTATCACCGCTTAGTTCAACATAATTTAACGACGTTGCGGTTATCTTGTTTTCTAGTGTTGTATTAGTCAATTTTCTATCCCTTGTTTAATTCTGCCCTAATTTAGTGGCAGACCACCGTTTACCAGATAACCGATAAGCGGCAGACCGCGGCTAACGTGTAAAGAATAAACGGGTGATGAGATACGAGATAACTAACAAGCTAACAAGCGTCAAGGAATTTATAGGCATTAGGCTAGATCCATTCCTGCTTGAGAGAATAACCTTTATCACCGTTTATTAAAGAATTATCTATAGACGTGAATAACACGCGGGAAAGTGTATAGACGGCGTGAAAACCCATATCCATTCCGCACCCACCGACACGCATAACCCGTGATCCGTTTACGTCTACTAAACGCCACTCTAACAAATTGGCGACATAGTAAGTAATGTTTATTAGGCGATTTTCTTTCACTACGTAAAGAGACATAGTGCGAGACATTCCGCTAGCCGATACGCTTCTAATAACTGTATAAATTGTATCTCCGGTATTTAATAGCGCGGTTAGTCTATCGCGTGAATGTTCGCGCTCGTTTATTTTTTCCCGCTTGGTCAGTGTGCTCACTTTATTTTTCTCCCTTGTTAAGTGTTGCGTCTAGTGTTGTGATGATTAGAAAATAAATAGATGGCAAGATAACCGCTATTAGGCAAATCAGTAGTGAATTCATTACGCACCTACTTCCGCGCAAGCGTTGCAATAATAAAGATTATTATTTTCGCATAAATTAACCGTTACTAAATCATTAACGCCGCAATTAGCGCATGTCTGGCGGCATACTCCCCACCTATGATTATTTTCCCTTATGCAATTAGCGTTTAGCATTAGTCACTCTTTCCTGTATCGGCTAAGACTTGCCCTAGCTCGTTAGGAGTATCTAACCATAGATAGATTACGGCGGCAACACCCGACACGGGGAGAGAATTAGGTCAATAAAGCGCCAGGGATCCAGGGGCTAAGTAACCAGGAAAGCCAGGAAAGCGGATCTAGGGCTACCTATTAGGGGCTAACTAACCAGAATTAGGCGGTATCGCTACGGTATCGGTATCGGTATCAATAGGGCTAGACAGGCGAGATACGGGCTAAGTCATTAGATAGGCAAGCTAGGGGAAGATTTACGCTCAAGTATTAGGGGAGAGGGTAGGGGAAAGGATTTTCACCACTCAACCCCCACCTATTCCCACCACTACCACCCACTAATCGCCACTATTCCCAAGATTTACGGGGAATGAGTGCCAAGTATTGGGCAATTACTTAACCAATTACTAACTGCGCTCGCTACCGCTTAACACTAGGGGTAGGCATAAGTCTTGCTAAGTAAGTAATACACCGAGCCAAGTAGCGTAGTGACTGGTCACTCACTCTCTACTAGAGGGTTAGACATTATCGGCTATTCTGTCCAACTATGACGGGGTGTGTGCCGACGGGGGGTGCGGGTGTGTCGGTACATATCCACTCACGACAAATATCTCATCAACGTAATCTATAGATCCGCGCCTAGTCTTTACACTCAGCTTGGCAGGTGGCTTTACAACATCTATCAATCATTCTTTTCATTGCTTCTAAAACCATCAACTCATCTCAGCGCTTTTCTCTGCACCTCTAAGGCATCTCTGATGATTGAAGATACTTTACCCCCAAGGGGGTTATCTCGTTTTACATAAATGATAGTTTTGTCTAATGATTGTAAGGAGACACGAAATTACAATCACTATCATTCTCGCCGTTTATAGATCTGTTGTTCAGAACTAAGGGTGGACTTCTACGCACTACGGGCGAATAAGGGCATTAGGCTTATTCTAGAAATAACAGAATTAACCAGGCTCTAACCCTGACGTATCGCTTAATGAGGCGACCCTAGTACTTGTTCAGTAAGTGACTAGATACTTTTAGTTCTTGTGCAAATCCTTACGAGCTTGCTTCTCCATGCTAACCCGAAGTTTAGCAGGTAGTTCATCCCAAGACTTTACTTGAGAAAATATATCATTTTTAGGCTTAAGGGATTTGCGAGACACACGGATCATTGAAGCACCGGAGTTTCCTTTTTTTCCCATTCCCCCACACTACCACTTTCTTTGCTAGGATACATACATTACGAAAGGGGTAATATGAAACAATTATTGTTAGCTTGGTTCTTTATTCTGCTTACCTTCGCCATCTGGATCCGCTGGTGATTATCGGTCTTTCAGGTTACGCGCAATCAGGAAAAGATTCAGTCGCCAAGATTCTTGTTGAAGAATATGGCTACACGCGAATTGCTTTTGCTGACAAGATTAAAGAATTCTTATTATCATTTAACCCCCAAGTTCACGATGCAGTAACCATCTATGGATGGGAAGATGCAAAGCGTTTCCACGCTGTTCGCAAAGCATTGCAAGATATTGGTGTTGGTGCTAGACAAATCTTTGGCGAGGACTTTTGGATTGAGCAAGCCTTCAAAGGAATCATCACAAAGCCAAATCAACTTACAGGTGATTATGTTATTACCGATGTTCGTTTCAACAACGAAGCACAAGCAATTAAAGAATGGGGTGGGCATATATGGCGCGTTGAGCGCCCTGGCATTAACCCCGTCAATGACCATGTATCAGAGTCAGAACTGAATGTATGGAACTTTGATGAAATGATTTACAACGCAGGAACATTAAAAGATTTAACTGAGATAGTTCGTTCGAGTATGGAATTTAACCATAATGTTCATTGATCCGCTTACCAAGTCCACGATATATGTTGATGGAATCCCACAAGCAACTGATGAGCAAAAAAACGCTTGCCGTAATTTATTGCTAGGATTAGGTGCTTACGATATTCTCGATATGTTAGGACTGCATGACTAATAGTAATTTACGCATTGATGATGATAGATGGCGCAAGTATGCCCAAGCGATAAGCAAAGGTCACTCACAGAGAACTGCTGCGAAGTTAGCTGGCATCTCCCACGCATCCGTTATGCGTCAGTCCAAAGTTCCTACCTCTCGCATGAACAAAGTGCTAGGGGATTTTGGATTTGAAAAGGCTGGAATCCTTGACCCTGACAAAGTAAAGGGCGATGCACAACGCGCACTTGAGGACTTTGGATATTTCCGTGAGCGATACTTTGCTCGTTCCACTTCACCATGGGCTGAAGAAGCCGCCTACAAAATGCTTGAGTTGATTAACTCACCACACAAAGAATATGTTGTAGTCAACTGCCCACCTGGTGTTGGTAAGTCAACATTCTTTACCCACGATTTACCTGTATGGCTTGCGGTAAAAGACCGTTCCTTGCGTACCTTGATTGGATCTAGAACAGCAGGACAGGCAACTAAGTACACAGGTCGTATTCGTAGAACATTTGAACGCCAAACTCCGATGAAAGCAGATGATCAGTTAGTAGAACGCGGTCTTGCTAAGGATGCAGTTTCAACTCTCATTACTGACTACGGCAGATTCAAGCCAGCGAGCGCTGACCTATGGCGTATGGAAGAATTCGTACTTGCCCAAGAAGGCAACGTTGCTATTGACGATAAGGAAGCATCTTTTGCAGCCTTCGGTATGGACTCAGGTTTCCTTGGTGGTCGTTATGACCTCAACATTTGGGATGACCTTGTAGATAAAACAAATACTCGCACCGCAGAGTCAAAAGAGAATTTAATTAACTGGTGGGAAACAGAAGCCGAGACTCGTCTTGAACCAGGTGGCTTGCTTATTCTCAATGGTCAGAGACTTGCAGCTGATGATTTATACCGATACGCACTTAATCTTGTGGACTGGACAGAAGAATTTGAAGAACAGCCAGAAAAGGCTCCTAAGAAGTACCACCACATTTTGTATAAGGCGCACTATGACGATTTGTGCGATGTAGATAAAACTAATGGTGGTCATAAAGGAAATTACCCAGATGGTTGCTTGCTCGATGATTACCGTTTGCCTTGGCGCGAACTTGCCCGTGTCAAAAAAAATCGCTTAGATAGATTCCAAACAGTTTACCAACAGGAAGATGTTGACAAAGAAGCCAGTTTGATTCAGCCAGAATGGATTGACGGGGGAATTGATTCTTCGGGTATTGCTCATACAGGATGTTGGGATACAGAACGCAATGCCGGTAAATGGCCAGCAGGAATTGATGCGTTCTCGGTAGTAACTGCTGACCCATCGCCTACAAAGTATTGGGCTGTTCAATGGTGGGCATACTCAGCTGAGACACAGATGCAACACCTTGTTGACCTTGTGCGCTCGCCTATGGATGCTCCTGACTTCTTGGATTATAACCAAGACCGCCGTGTCTATACAGGACTCCTTGAAGAATGGTGGCAGAGGGCTAATGACCAAGGACACCCATTCACCCATCTCATCGTAGAAGCCAACGCAGCGCAACGCTTCATGCTCCAATATGACCACTTCAAAAGGTGGGCAGCGATTCGCAATGTCAATCTCATCCCCCATCAGACCAACCGCAACAAGGCAGATGAAGAATATGGCGTTCAGACCCTAGCCCCACATTACAAGGCTGGTCGAGTCCGGCTTCCTGGCAATGAATACACGGGATCTAAAGCAATGATTAAACCGATGGTAAAAGAACTGACTCAATGGCCAGAAGGAAATACTGATGATACGGTGATGGCACATTGGTTTTTGATTTGGAACGCACCAAATTTGTTCCATGCAGGAATGGGTAAAGCCCCAACTTTTGCTAGACCATCATGGATGCAAGAGCGCGGTATGCGTTGGAGTAAGCACTAGCTTATTTGTCCGTTTTGCGTGGTATTCTATGCGTAAGTTATTACTGCCCACTTAGGAGCATCACATGGCAAAAACAGAAACATTTAAGAGCAAAGCAGCAATGAAACTCCATGAAAACAAAGAAGGCAAGAAAATTGTTGAAATGGAAAAGAAGATGGGCGAGAAGGATGTTGTCGCCAAGGTTAAATCTTCTATGAAAAATAAGTCTGCTGGCAAAAAAGTCAACAAGACAGTCTAAGGAGACAAACATGGCTAAGGCACACCCAGGATTTAAGGCTGTTCAAGCAAAGATTGCAAAGAAGCAAGGCGTATCTGCTGAACGTGCTGGAGCAATTCTTGCTGCTGGCGCTCGCAAAGCATCACCTGCTGCTGTCAAAGCAAATCCTAATCTTAAAAAGGTTTCAGGAGTTGTTAAGAAAAAGAGCAAGTAATGAAAAAGCAAACTGTTTCTGCGAAGAAGGTTGCTAAGGTCATGGGTGAATATGGCGCTGGCAAACTTCACTCTGGATCAAAGACTGGTCCGGTTGTTAAATCACGCAAGCAAGCCATTGCTATTTCGTTATCAGAGGCTAAAAAGAAAAAAGGAAAATAATGCTCGGACCATCCATTGAAGAAATTGCTGCGATTCTCCACGAACGGCAAGCCAAGCAAGGTCCAATGATTGACCAGATGCGCCAACTGCGCGACACCTACAATGGTGATTTGGTTATTCCGCTACCTGAAATGGATCGTCGTGAAAAGTCTGCTGTTGCAAACCTGATTACTACAGGTCTTGACCAAACAGCGATGCGTATTGCTTCAACGATGCCAAGTGTTTATTACCCTGCACTTGAAGATGGAGTTCGCTCATCTGAGAAGCGAGCAACAACTCGCAAGAGAGCAACGCTCGGTTGGTGGGAAGCCAACAAAATGCCACTTAAAATGCGTCGTCGTTCACGCTGGCTTATTGGATATGGAACTTCTCCTGTTGTCTTGCGCCCTGATACAAAGTGGGGTGCTGCTCGTTGGGATGTTCGTGACCCACTATCTACATTCCCATCAGTCGGCGAAGATCCAGATGATATTACTCCTAGCGATTGTATCTTTACATACTCTCGCTCCCGCGCATGGTTAGCGCAGCATTACCCTGATGCAAACTCTCGCTTGCAAGCTAAGGCAAATAATCCAAAGCCTAGCGATATTATTCAGATTACTGAATACACAGATGCAGAAGTAACAGTTCTTATGGCTTCTTCAGAACAGAAGTTGAGCCAATGGGAAGGTCCTATTCGTGGCGTTCCCCATGTTGAACTAGAGCGCATTTCAAACAAGACAGGTCTATGCCTAGTCGTTATGCCTAAGCGCATTACCCTTGACCGTCAGATGGGTCAATTCGATTCACTCGTTGGAATGTATCAACTGCAATCAAAATTAATGGCACTTGAAGTTATTGCAGTAGAGCGCGGAATCTTCCCAGACACTTACCTTGTCTCACGCCCAGGAGAAACAGCACGATTCGTTGCTGGTCCTTTTGATGGTCGTTCAGGTCAGGTCAACGTCGTTCAAGGTGGAGATATTCGCGAGATGGCAGCCAACCCTGGCTTTGCCACAAACGGAATGATGGACAGAATCGAACGCGCACAGAGAATCCAATCAGGAACTCCAGCTGAGTTCGGTGGCGAATCTACAACTAACGTGCGTACAGGAAAGCGCGGGGATGCAATCTTGTCTGCCGTTGTTGATTTTCCAATCCAAGAAGCACAAGAAATCTTTGCAGCATCATTGCAAGAGGAAAACAAGCGAGCAATCGCTATTGCTAAAACTTATTTTGGTAATGAACGCAAATCATTTTATGTTTCAAGTCGTGGAGCGCAAGGTCACGTTGACTACATTCCAAACAAAGACTTTGAAGATGATAATAACGTTGTTACTTATTCTCATTCAGGCGCAGATGCAAACTCACTTGTTGTTGGTTTAGGTCAGCGTATCGGTATCGGAATCATGTCCAAGCAAACAGCGCAGGAAATTGATCCGTTTATCTCAGACCCAGAACTAGAGAAAGACAGAGTTATCGGTGAAGGACTTGAACAAGCACTCCTACAATCCATTCAAGCACAAGCACAGCAAGGTGCTATTCCCCCTGCTGATGTGGCTGCTATTGTGGCAATGGTCGCGTCTGATAAGGCAACGCTGGCTGAAGCAATAACTAAAGTTCACGAACAAGCGCAAGCAAGACAGGCTACTATGGCTCCTGCCGGATCACCGGAGACAATGCCAGGGCTCGGCGCACCAGGAATGGGAGCAGAGCAACCTTCTCCACAACCAGCACCACCACAACCAGGAGTACAAGATTTATTAGCTCAATTAGGGGGCGGTAGATAATGCCAAGAGGCGGTGCAAGAAAAGGTATTGCAGGTAAGGCATACCAAAATCGTACAGATATGCACGGGGCAAATGTTGTCTCAGCGCAACCTGCGAACACGGGAGCAAAACTTCCTGTAGCAACTGCATCAGGTCAGCCGTACGGCGCTGCAACCGTTCAGAAGAACGCACAGCAACAAGTTGGTATGGCAGGAACACAAACGCCTACACCACCAACAGTTACAGCGGGAGCGCCACAAGAACAACCAGCGCCAACTCCTTCAACACCTCTTACGCCTTTATTTGCTCCAACAACACAACCTAATAATCCAGTAACAGATGGTGTTGATAATAGTCCTGGTGCTGGATCATCAGTTCTCAACCTTACAAGTCCGGTAGTTGGACAATATAATGATGCTAAGTCATATATTCAATCTCTTGCAACTTCTGCAAATTCCTCACCTGCCCTTCAATTCTTAGCACAACGGATCAATGGAGCATACTAATTGGCTAGCCCATCAGATAATATCAATCAGGCTCTTACCGATAACCCAAAGATTATTCAAACACCTTCGTTAACTGACCCTGTATTCAAAAGTTCTGACCCACATACTGCTGCTGCTGTTATTACTCATGGTTATGGAGTAACGACAACACAACAAGCATTGCAAGACCATGCAGCTGAAGGTGATAATCAATCATTTTGGAATAAGGCTTTTGGTGGAGCAGGAAAAGTTGTTATGGGAAGTCTTAATTGGCTTGCTAAACCATTGCAAGAAGTTCAACGTGATTATAAATATATTCACTCTGTTTATACTCGTCATGGAATCTTTGAAGGCTTAATGGCTACTGCTGCTGTTGCTGGTGGCGCAGCACTTGGAACTCTTGTTATGCCAGGAGAAGGAACTATTGCTGGTGGAGAACTTGCTGCTACTTTAGAAAAAAATCTTTTTGGTCATAAATTTCAACCTGATTCTTATGCAGATTCAAATGACCCTAATTACAAAGTTTCAATGGGTAGAGATTTTTCAAACCTTGTAGGACAAGTTCCTGGACTTGGAACATTTAAGAATACTAATAAGGGTTTAGGTAAAGTTCTTTCCGGTACTGGCGATATGGCTTTTGACTTTACCGCTGATCCATTTGTCCTTGCAATGAAAGCCCGTACAGCAGTTAAAACTGGCGAATGGCTAAGTGAAAGTTTGCTTGTTAAGTCAAATGCTTTTCGTACAGCAATGCCAGGAGTTCAAGATTTCTTAGAACGCAATAGCCTTCGTATTTTCTCTCCTGAGCAAATGGATAAATTATGGCAAGCAGGGGAAAAGGGAAATGTTGGATTAACCGACAGAATCTTTGGCGCACCTGGCGCTCAGTACCATCGCGCTCTTAATGAAGTTGCTGACCTTGCTTCTCAAAAAGATGGCGCTGGCGCACTCATATCAAAGTTTCCTGGACTTAGCGGAATTGCAAAATACATAGTTGAAACACCTGGAGCAAAAGTAACTGCAAAAGATGTACATGATGTATTTGTAAAAGTTTCTTATGAAGATGCGTTTATGAAAGCGTATTCGACTAATGGGCAAGCAATGGTTCCATTTAGATCAGTAGCCCGTTCTGTATTATCCAAGACAGCAGATAAAATGCGTCAGGGTGCTGGCAATGAAGAAATGTATCTTCGCGCTAATCAAGCAAATTTCTTTCTTCCAAAGAAAGTTCAAGGCGCAACAATTCAAAAACTTCCAGATAAAGTTACTGGTGAATTAAAAGATGCTGTTGTTATTAACGCTGATAAAGAATGGAATACTCCAGTTGCTTATCGCGTAGCCAAGGCAGCCGTAATGCCATTTAGTGACCAAGCCCGTAAAGATGCAGCAGATGGAATGAGAACTGCTATTGCTGGAAAGATTCGCACATTTAGCGGATATGTTCCTTACGATATTGATGCTGCTACAAATGAACTTTCTACAATGAAGTTTGACCCAAACAATGCTTCTGCTGGTCAGAATGTTTATCGTATGCTTCGTTTCTCGATGCCTGAAAGTATGGCTCGCCAAAAGACAGCAGAATTTGTTGCCGGAGATTTAGGGCAAAAGAAAACTATTTATGCTGGCGCAATTAACGAAATGGTAAAAGCAGCTGGAGTTCCTGACGATATAAAGTTTGTAAGAGATGTACAAGACACAATTCAAATGCACGTTGAAACTCCTCTATCTCGTAGCAATTATGGAGTAGGGCGCAAGATGGGAAACAAGGCTTCAATAGTTGAACTTCCATCGGGCGATGCTTCTATGGGAGCATTTGAAGATCATGCAGGTAAGTTTGCTATTCCTGATTTTCGTGAACTTAAAACAGCAATGCGTAACGTAAGTGCCTACGGAAAAATCTATGGAACCATAGACAACTTTGCTGCTAAATATACTGATGGTGTATTTAAGCCTTTGGCTCTTTTAACTGGTGGATTTGGTTTGCGTATTGCTGCATCTGAACTTATTCCACAGATATTCCGTTTTGGTTCAGTTGATGTAGCAAAAGCAAAAATTGCTGGCGCTGCTCAAAAGATGAACTACAAACTTATTGATGGTGAAGCAGATGCAATTCTTCACAATGCTTCTTTGGCGCTATCTGCTGGAACTGATGCTAAAGATTTTATTGCTCAACAAACACAAAAAGAAGGCAAGATAGTTCGTAAGACTATTGCTAAAGGTCTTACAAAACTTGCAAGCGAAGAAGATTTAGATTTGGCTGCTCGCATCACTATTGCCACAAAGGGTCACGTTGCTACAGGAGCAACTCTTACGGGTCATGGTATTCCTGCCGAACAACAAGAGTTTATGCGCCAAATAACTGAACTTGCCGGTATTGATGGCAAGCGTCAAATGATTAAGCCAACTGGCAAATTTACAGAATATACAAGTGGCGATCCAAAATTTGAACTTCATTATTGGAATCAACTTGCCCATTCAGTTTCAACAGCATCTCGTAAACAAATTGTTGCTGATGCTTTGCAAGAATTAAAAGCAGGAAAGACTGCCGATGAAGCATGGTCAATAGCACAAAAGAAAGACCTTGCCCGTATCCATGGAGTTAAGTACGACCCATCTAAACCTAATTACATGGGAGATAAACTCGACCCTAAAGAAGATATTCTTAAAGCAGAACGTACCAAGTTGGGTGCTTATACTGCCGAAGATCCAGCACACTTTGCTGCTCGCCGTACAGATATTATGAGTAATTTATTTACAGGTCCTAATGGTGAAACCAATAAAGAACTTATGCAGATGATTGTTAATGGCGAAAAACCAAGCCTTAATTATCTTCGCAATCTTGATGCAAAGATGAAGCCAACTGCTGTTGCCGGTCAAGAATATGAAGTTACTGTTGGACCAAACCTTCTCAACCGTATTACCAATTTTGGATTTGGCAAAGTTATTGATCCAGTTGTTAATGGTCTTTCTCGTCAACCTTTATTCTTTAACCACGTTAAGAATGAAATGAGCAGTTTTAAGTACGCCATAGATAAGGGTTACTTGACTGAAGAAGAAGCAACTCGTATTGCTATGACTAGGGCTACATTTTCGATGATGCCTCAGATTCACAATACTGCCCTTCGTACCCAGTTCTCTATCCTTGCTCGTAACTATCTGCCATTTTATTTTGCCCAAGAACAAGCTATGCGTCGTGCCGGTTCACTCATCGCGTCAAACCCCGCTGCCTTTCGTCAATATCAATTAGTCCAACAAGGAGTAAATAACCCAGGATTTGTTGAAACAGATTCATTGGGAAATAAACATTTGACTATTCCAATCGTGGGAGAAATCGGTGCTTCATTCCTTACAGGAGCAGCAGCACTTGGGCTTCCAGTTGTCGGTGGACTTCCAGTAAGCGCAACAGGTGGTATGCAATCCCTTCGTACAGTCCTTCCAGAATTTACTGTTCCTGGAGTATCTCCATTTGTTACTGTAGCCCTTAATTCGCTTGGTTCCCTTGATCCAGTTTTAGAACGAGAAATTAAAAAGGTTGTCGGTGGGGCAGGATTTAACCGTTCTATTATTGACCAGTTAATCCCTAACTCTCCTATGCGTAACGCTTTCAAGGCTCTCAATGCTAACGAAATGGAATCTTCTTTTTATAACGCCATGATTTCCTCAATCGCTTCTGCTCAATATCATGGTCAGATGCCACCGTCAGATGCCTCTCCATTGGTCAAGGCTGCCTTCCTAGACCGCATTAAGAACAATGCTCGTTCAATTCTATGGATGAAGGCTCTACTAAGCACTTGGAGCCCGCTAGCCCCTACTGTGAGCCAAGAAGATCCAGGGCTTCGTGATGAGTTTTATAACCTTATGAAGCAAAAGTCTGAAGTTACTGGTAAGAACATGACCTTCCCTGAAGCCCTTGGCGTATTCCTCGCTCGTCATGGAGATAAGGCTATTTCCTACACAATCGGTCATACTGAGTCAGCCGTTCCTGGCGCGATGATGCCTTATACCAATGAAGCTATTTCTTGGATTCAAAACAACAAGGATCTCATCAATTCCAAGAATGGAACTGGAGCAGCCTTCCTTATCCCTCAGACAACAAGCACATCAGGGGATGCCCAAGCAATTCACGATGAACTTATCAAAATGCACCTTCGCGGTAATAGGACTCCTGACGAGTTCCTCAAGTCTGTTTATATTGCTGCCGGAAACAATTTCATTTATGCTCAAAAGCCAGCCCACGATAAAGCAATGGCTGACCTTAAAGCAGCTGGAGAATCTCAGGCAGATGAACGGGCATCATGGAGCGCTTTTGTTAAATCCTATGGATCAACCAATCCTATTTGGGAAGCCGATTACTCATCCCCAGTCCGTACTCAAAATGCTGTCCACGCCGTTGAGCAACTTCAAAGCATCTTTGCTGATAAGAACCCACCAAAGGGAGTTCAAGCAGATTTGGTAAGAGGTTTGTTAAATGATTGGGTTAACCATACTCAAGCAGTTCAAATGTATGGAGATACCTATGGCCAGGAAGCGGTAACAACAGAGAAAGAGAACTGGCAAGCCTACCTTGATACAATGGCTACCAAAGAACCCCGCTTGAATTCAGTAATCAATTCAGTATTTAGGAGATTGGCATAATGGCTACCAAACCAACTTTACCGCCACCAACACCACAAACAGGTTCTCAGACTATTGATACTCCATCAACAACATCAACTACTGGGTATAAGCCAGCAGCAGTTGGAGCAGGGGCAAGCAAAACTAAAAGCATCCCACGCTTTTCAAAATCTATTGACCGCCCAGATTTTAATACAACTCAATTTATTACTAATAACATCTATCAAAATCTTATGGGTAGAGATGCAACAGCAGCTGAAATTGCTAAATGCCATCAGGCATATACGCAATACGCAGCGACTCATCCAACCAATACTGGATCATCTATGCTTGATACGACTTCAGGCGTTGACCGTCAATCTACTTCGATTAACACAGGAACAAACGAACAAAGTTTTATTGCTAATCTTGTCAATGGTTCAGCAGAATCTAAGGCTTATACTTCAGCAACTACTTACATGGATGCTATACAAAGTTACATTAACAAGTCGAGAGGTCTGTACTAATGGCATCTAAGAACCAAGCGCAATCAATATCTAAAGCAAAAGCATTTATTAAATGGGCACAAACACAGGCTAAAAAGCATGGTGATAAATCTGAAATTAGTCCATCTAGTGCTTTAGGTTCTCCGTATTCTCTTAGTGACTATAAGACTTGGGGAGAAGTTGTAGCAGATGCAAAAAAGCAATTAGTTGAAGCGCAGAAACCACCTGCCCCACCATCGGTTACAAAGATTCCACGCAATTCTGCATATCTTGCTCAAGAACTTAGAGCAGCACAAGTTGCAGTTGGGCATGACCAAAGCCTTATTGATACATATACTCCTGGAACAAAAGAATATATTGATGCCCAAAATGCTCTTGACGCAGATCAAAAAGCACTTGATGCTAAACAAGCAGAATTTGATAAAGCATCTAAAGCAGAAAAAGCAACGAAGGATACTAAAGATACAACAGATGCAGCGGCAAAAGCGGCAGCGGATGCAGCCAAAGCACAAAATGATTTAGAGACAGCTAAGGCTAGAGCATTAGCCAAAGACCCGAAGGCTGACCCAAATGCTGATCCAGCAGTTCAAGATGCAAAAAAGAAAGCAGACGATGCAAAAGTAAAATCTGATACTGCTTCCAGCAAGGTTACTGGCGAACTTCGCTACGGTCCTAATGGGGAAAGTCTTGTTCCTGGAACTGCTGCTTATGAAAAAGGAAGCACAGTAAAGCCAAAAGTAGTAGTTGCACAAACACCAACACCTACATCTACAAAACCTACGGTAAAAGGTGGAACTTCTGGCACTAGCGGAACTGGAATTAACAACAAAGGTGGGAAAGTAGTACCGCCACCAGTAGTAAATAAACCTGTAGATGTTAATGCGTTCCTTACAAAGTATGGAACTACACTTGCATTTATCAATTCAGATCCTTCACTTAAAAAATTGTTTAATGATGCAACTTCTAGCAAAGAAGGTGCTAACTGGGATGCCAAAAAATTTACCGCTGCCCTTGCTAATACCGATTGGGCTAAGAGACTTTCTAATTCTGCACAACAAGAAGAATTAACAAGACTTCAGAATCCTTCAGAATATGCTTCTTCATACAACAATATGAGATCGCATATTGCTCAAGTTGCTGTTCAAATGGGAGAAGCAATTACTCCTGCTGATATTGGACCAGAGATTAAACCAACTGGACCTAATGGGACATTTACACAAGAGGATGTAAAACGTACAGAAGGAACTGTTACTCAATGGGCTTTGGATCATTCAAACGACCCATCATTTAGTACAGGTGAAGCATTGCAAACATTCATTGCTACTAAAGGAACAATCAATCTTGCCCTTCCTGGTGGTTTAGCAGCAAAGAACAATATGGATTTGAAAGCCTATGCTGGTCAAATGGGATTAGGTTCACTTGCCCTTCCACCATCATCTGACCCGTCTGCAATGGGAAATGATTACTTTAGCGCGGCAGCACAATCTATTCTTCTTGGCAAATCAACTGTTGAAACTTGGAAAGCAGATTTGCTTTCACAAGCAAAAAATACTTATAAAGCATTTGCTCCAGCTCTTGATGCTGGTCAAACTGTTAAAAACATTGCAGCACCATATATCAATACAATGGCTAACCTTCTTGAAATTCCTACAGACCAAATTGATTTAAGCGCAACTACTGGCTATGGCAAAATGGTTCACGATGCTCTTATTGGCAATGATCCAGCAAACCAAAAGCCAATGGCACTTTATGATTTTGAAAAGTTAATTAAGACTCGCCCTGAATGGGGTAAGACTAATAACGCAAGAGATACAATTATGGGTGGCGTAGGCGACTTACTCAAAGCATTTGGAAAGGTTAGTTAATGGCTGGAGAAAACGGTGGTCCAGGAATAGTCCCAGTTAAAACCCCATTAACTGCACAAGAAATAGCAACAGGTAGAAGCCCTATGCCAGTTGCCCCTACAGTTCTTCCTACTCAATTTACTGCTGTACAATCTGGAACTGGTTTAGGCTCTAGTGCTACTGCCGCACACGCTGCACAAACTGCTGCTCAAGTAGCAAATCCTGCTGAACCTCATCAACATTACGGTCTTGGCGTTAATGGAGTTTCAAAACTTTATTGGGATGCTGGCTGGCAAGCTGGTCCAAATGGACAACCACAAAAAATTGGTACTGTAAATGCAGGTGGAGCAGGTGGAGCAGGTGGAGCAGGTGGAGCAAGCGGAACGGGTAGTTCTGCTGATCATGGAAAAGTTACTGGAACTCAAACTATAACAAAAAATGGGCATCAAGTAATTGTTACTACTTTTGAAGATGGTACTACTAGCGAAGTAGATTATGGTCTATCCGCTGCTGACCAAGCACAACAACAAAATTGGTTAGCAGTTGGCAAAAACCTTCTTGAGCAATATGGTGTTGGCTCTCTTTGGAATGATTATCAAGATTTGATTCTTAACAAAGGATATAACTCTGCTACGGCTATGCTTGCTATTCAAAGCCTTCCTTCTTGGACTAATAGATTTTCAGCTAATAAAACTCGTTTAGCCCAAGGACTTCCCGTTCTTGATCCAGCGACATACCTTGCTACAGAAGAAAAATATAAAGATGTAATGATTAGTGCTGGAATTGATAAATCTGTTTACAACGATACAAACAAACTTGGTGAACTTATGGCAAAAGATGTATCTCCTTATGAGATGCAACAACGCCTAGATGCTGCTCGTTTTGAGTTGGATAATAAAGACCCTTATGTAGTTGACCAACTTAAAATGCGTTTTGGATTATCAACCGGAGATATAGTCCTTCATATGCTTGACCCACAACTAGCTGCTTCAGTTGTAGCCCAAAAGGTTGCTTCGGCTAAGATTGGTGCAGAAGCAGCACGTCAGGGTCTAGGAGTTTATGGGGTTGATTCTGCTGACAAACTTGCTAATGCCGGTGTCAGTCAGGCTCAGGCAGCAACAGGATTCTATAACATTGCTCAAGAGCAACAACTTACCCAAGCCCTTCCAGGGGATACTTCAGGATCACTTACCGCTGACCAATTAGCCAATGCTGAGTTCTCACTTAGCGCACAAGATGCGTTGGCAAAAAGGAATGTTCAACAAAAGCGTGTTGCTGAGTATCAACAAGGTGGCGCTTTTGCAGCAGGAGCAGCAGGAGCAGGTGGCTTAGGAGTAGCCAACTCCGCTTCCTAATTGCTTTTTGGTTAGACATTCTGTAGTCTTTTGTCTATAGGTCCTATTGTGTTGGCAGTCTCCAAGTCGTCTGCCTGAGACCTCAAGACTTGAAGAGATTCGCCCCGTTGATGGCTTCACGGTGTCGTATCTGGTTTCGACCAAACAAACAATCAGCCCCGCCGTACCGCTATTCCTAGCAGGTGCGCGAAACGGAAATGGATACAGCAATGAGCGAATACGATTTTGATAATGAAGATATAGATACAACCATAGAAGATGAATCAGGAGAACCTTCAAAAGATTCTCGTCAATTTGTCCGTAAGTTAGAGCAAGAAGCGAAGGCTGGCAAGGCTGCCAAAAGAGAAGCTGATGAAGCCAAACTTGAAGCATCAAATGCTAAGCGCGAACTTGCTTTTATGAAGGCAGGAATTGACTTGGAATCTCCAACAGGTAAGTTGTTTGCGAAAGCATACGACGGAGAAACAACCTTAGAAGCAGTACGAGCCGCTGCCGGTGAATATGGGTTAATCCCAACTTCACAGACAGATGAAGTGAAGAACGATTTAGATGCTTTGAATCGTGTTGCACAGGCTTCTGCTGGATCAACAGGTGCGATTGCTCCAACTGCTCTTGATGCTATTCGTGGAGCGGCTGACCCCGCTGCTGTACTCAAAGTTCTTCAGGACAATGGAATCGCTATTTCAAATGACCAACCTGGCGCGTGGGTTTCACTCGTCTAACTTATAGCGAAAAGAGATATAGAACATGGCATTAACACAAGTCAGTTCGCTTGATCTCTCCAAGGCTGCGTATGAGATGCTTGCATATTATGCGCTTCGCCCGGAGCTTTACTACGATTCACTCGTAGAAATTCAATCAACGAACGCAACAAACCGAGGTACTTCAGTTACCTTCACAATCGCTTCAGATCTTGCTGAAGCATCAACAGCACTTACAGAAACTACAGATGTTACTCCAGTAGCAATGGCAGATTCTTATGTGACTGTTACACCTCTTGAATACGGTAACGCCGTTCAGCTTACTTCTAAGCTCGGTGCTACAGCGTTCATGGAAGTTAACCCAATCG